AAGAGCATATTCGCATGTCCACCAAAAGAAGTTGTCAGTATGTTTGACCAGAACGGATATGATCTCACACGACTAGAACAACTATATGCTGTGGCCAACGGCGCTGTTACCACAAAACACAGGAATTCAGAACATATTACCTTGAGAAAAGATTGGTTCACCGCAGACGAGACAGAATATGGCCCACACATCAACCACGCCTACATGTTTGAACGTAAAGGTTACTCCGGTGATGCATTAAACCAGTTGGAGAGTTGGGCCGCATACAGACCGCATTTCTACAAACTTACCGCCATGAGGCCTAAATGGGGACTGGACTTCAGCATAGACTACTGTGACCGTGAGGGCAACGTGTTCGAACTCTTACACTGGGAGTACGACGGATTCGACTACAACGAAGTGGCAGACAAGAAAGAGAAGATGGACGAGTTCCTGGTGAATCAGGACTGGGATGAACGGGCATGGACCATGCTTGAACGCAAGGATGAATGGCATAAACTGGGCTTTTTTGAGCAGAGCGAGTGGAAAACAGAATTCTTTGGCATAGAAAAAGAACGTTTCAAGATGGTGATGTGGAAATAAATACTACAAATGAGCTCAATACCCTACAACTACGGATCATACATAGACGCCAAAGTCGCAATGACTGACACGGGACACGTGTCCGCTGGCAAGCAGATACAGTCACCAGCCAGTGCAGGTAGCAGGGGTTTGGCAAAGACAACACAATTCACAAACGACAGGACACAGATGCAGATGGGCAACTCACCGATAGCAGAATCAATGATAGAGATCAGAAATATCATGAACAGAATTGATGGCATTAACGTGCCCACAAACGAAATGAACGAATTAGCAGATGATGAAAAGATGGAATTCACGAAAATACTATTAGACATCTCAGCAATTAAAGACAGGATCGAGAGACTTTCAGTGGATGATGACGCTAAGAAATCAGCGATACAATCACTGACCAACGCAGAAGAGGCTTTAGTGGCATTAGACGAACACGAATACACACCAATGCCAGAGGGTGACGAGTTCGACATAGAAGAGGACGAGGACTTCGAAGAAGTGTTAGGTCCATTGGGTTTCCCAGAAGACGAGACGGAACTGTTTGACGCAGAGTACCAAGGCAGGAAAGTTCCACTCAACAAACCCATGCGTGGTGATGTTAAGAAATTCAAAGTGTATGTTAAAGATCCAAAAACAGGAAACGTGAAAAAAGTTAACTTCGGACACGGTGGTACAAGTGCGAAGAGACCAACCATGAGGATCAGGAAATCAAATCCAAAAGCGAGAAAATCATTCAGAGCGAGACACAACTGTGCCAACCCAGGACCAAAGACCAAGGCGAGATATTGGTCATGCAGGAAGTGGTAACATGCAGATCCGTGAAGTAGTTGGTATCACAGAGGAAGAGTTCGAGCAATTAGCAGAGAAGAAAGACGCCTGCTATTACAAAGTTAAAGCAAGATACAAAGTATGGCCCAGTGCCTATGCCAGTGGTGCTCTAGTGCAGTGTCGTAAAAAGGGTGCGGCCAACTGGGGTAACAAGAGTAAATGAAAATCACAGACGTAATTACTGAAAAGTGCTGGAAAGGGTATGAGAAGCGGGGCATGAAGACCATGTTCGGAAAACGTGTGCCCAACTGCGTCAAGAAGGAAGACGTGGACTTCTGTGTGAACTGCGGTGAATTGGTTTTCGCGGAATCACTGAACGAGGACCTCAAGAAATGGTTCAAGGACAAATGGGTGCGTTTTGGTCCTGATGGCAAGATCAGAGGAGACTGTGCAAGAGGTTCTAGCAAAGAAGGAAAACCTAAATGCTTACCAAGATCAAAAGCACACGCTCTGGGCAAAAAAGGCAGGAAGTCCGCGGCCGCAAGGAAGCGTAGACAGGATCCCAACAAGAACAGACGTGGTAAAGCCAAGAACGTGGCCACCAAGAAAAAATAGTTTGCATTCAGACGAAATCTGTTATATACTTGTTGGATAACAACAGGAGAAATAAATGGCAGTAAGAAACTTCAATGACGCTGAAAAGCAGAAATTGATCCAGATCATTTCCCAGGGCTCACAGGTACTAGGTGAGGTAGAGGACTTGAAGGGTGGATTGAGAGACACAGTAAAAGCAATATCAGAAGAACTAGAATTGAAACCAGCACTGATCAACAAGGCGATATCCGTTGCACACAAGGGCAACTACCAGAACATCGCTGATGAGATGGACACGCTGGAGAGCATACTTAACACAGCCGGCAAACTTTAATGTTAGCGAAAGTCAGATCATTCTGGCTTCGTAGTTTTGAGAGTGACAGGACCGCGTTCTATTTTGAACTCGTCAGTTTCATTTTCACAGTTGGAGCCAGCCTAACACTTGCGATCACAGCCTCAGATCCGGACATGACAATAGTGTATCCGGGATTCTTGGTAGGAGCACTCACACAATGTTATGCTTCATACAGGAGAGAAGCGGCGTTCGTAATGATGATCACTGGCTACTTCGCAATCATAAATGTCTACGGTTACGGCGTGGCAAGTTATTGGTGGTAGGATGAGTTACATAGACGCATTATTCAAAAAAGATGAGGACAAGATATACGTCGTAGAACGTGATCCCAAGAAGGGTAGAATATTCACGGAGTACGATGCCAGGTACGTGTTCTACTACGAGGACGCCAGGGGCAAACACAGATCAATGACCGGTGCACCATTACAGCGGGTGCAGTGTGCCACACACAAGGAATTCATAAAAGAACAGAGGATCAGATCCAACAAACAACTGTACGAGAATGATATCAATCCTGTGTTCAGGTGTTTGGAAGAGAACTACTTGGGCAAGGAGACGCCCAAACTAAACGTGATGTTTTTTGATATTGAAGTTGACTTCGATCCAGATCGAGGTTATTCAACAACAGATGATCCGTTCATGCCCATAACTGCCATAAGTTGTTACATGAGCTGGACGGACCAACTGGTCACATTCGCAGTACCTCCCAAAACTATCAGCATGGACGATGCCAAAGAACTCACAAAAAGATTTGACAACACAATGCTTTTTGAAAAAGAGAAAGATATGTTAGATGCATTCCTAGAACTAGTGCAAGACGCAGACATACTGTCGGGTTGGAACAGTGAGGGATATGATATCCCATACACGGTGGGCAGGATACAGAAAGTGTTGAGTTCAGACGACACAAGACGTCTTTGTTTTTGGGGTGAAAAACCTAGAAAAAGAGTGTTCGAGAAGTATGGTAGGGAGCAGTTGAGTTTTGATCTTGTGGGTCGTGTACACTTGGACCTATTGGAACTATACAGGAAATACACATATGAGGAAAGACACAGTTTCAGACTAGACGCCATAGGTGAACATGAATTGGATGAGAGGAAAACTGTCTACGAGGGCTCGCTCGATAACTTGTACAAGAACGACTTTGGATTGTTCATAGAATACAACAGACAGGATACTGCACTGTTGGCCAAACTGGAGAAGAAATTGAAGTTCATAGAACTGGCCAATGAGATAGCACACCAAAACACTGTGTTACTACAGACAACGATGGGTGCGGTTGCTGTAACCGAACAGGCCATCGTGAACGAGACACACAGACGTGGAATGCAGGTACCGGCTAGGAAGTACAAGAAAGACGGGGAAGAGAACCAACCGGCGGCAGGAGCCCACGTGGCCACCCCACAGAAAGGCATACACGACTGGATTGGATCTGTTGACATCAACTCACTGTATCCAAGTGTGATCAGGGCACTGAATATGGGTCCGGAGACCATAGTGGGTCAGATCAGACCTGTGATCACTTCAGCAGAGATCAACAGGGCCAAACACGCCAAGAAATCATTCGCGGCGGCATGGGACAGCCAGTTTGGTAGTTGGGAGTACCAAGCAGTGATGAATCAAGAGAAGGGCACGGAAATAATCGTGGACTGGGAAGACAAGACCAGTGTGCGTATGAGTGCGGCACAACTGTATGAAATCATATTCGACGGTAACAACAAATGGATGTTGAGTGCCAATGGCACAATATTCACATACGAGTATGAAGCAATCATACCAGGATTGTTGAAGCGTTGGTACGCAGAGAGACAGGAAATGCAGAAGAAGATGCGTGAGTGCGGAGACAACGAGATTGAAAGAGAGTACTGGGATAAGAGGCAACTTGTAAAGAAAATTAACCTGAACAGTCTGTATGGTGCGATCCTGAATCCAGGCTGTAGATTCTTTGACATCAGGATTGGACAGAGTGTGACACTCACAGGCAGGTGTATCACCAAACACATGGCCAGCAAGGTCAATGAGATCGTGGCGGGCAAGTATGATCACAAAGGTGAGAGTGTTGTGTATGGTGACACAGACTCTGTTTACTTCTCGGCATACAAGACACTACAGAAAGAGATCAACGAAGGTGTTATACCGTGGACAAAAGATTCGGTCGTGGCACTGTATGACAGGATAGCAGACGAGGTCAATGGATCTTTCAAAGCGTTCATGACCAAAGGCTTCCATTGTCCGAGCACACGTGGAGAAGTCATAGCGGCGGGCAGAGAACTTGTTGCATCAAAAGGATTGTTCATCACAAAGAAGAGATATGCTGTGTTGTACTACGACAAGGAAGGCAAACGTGCAGATGTCGATGGTAAGGATGGCAAGATGAAAGCCATGGGACTGGATCTCAAAAGATCAGACACACCTGTATACGTGCAGGACTTCTTGAGTGATCTTCTATACATGGTCCTACAAGGCAAGGAAGAGAAGGAAGTACTAGAAAAAATTAGCGAATTCAGGGCAGAATTCAAATCCAGACCAGGTTGGGAGAAGGGATCACCCAAGAGGGCCAACAACATGACCAAATACACAGCGGCCGAGGAAAAGGCCGGGAGAGCAAACATGCCAGGTCATGTGAGAGCCAGCATGAACTGGAACAGGTGCAGGGAGATGTATGGCGACAAATACAGTATGCCAATCACCGACGGTGCTAAAGTTATAGTGTGTA